ACCAAGAAAAAATGCGAAGCCATGGAAAGATAAAAAGATGGGCTCGCTAGAACGCAATGAGTTGCTTCGAACAGTTAAACGTTTAGGAAGAACTATTTGGAAGAAATGGTCAGGCTATCATCGGCGAAGTTTGGTTGAAACCAAGATGCATTGCATCAAATTATTAGGGGATAAACTCAGTGCGAGAAATTTTCAAAGCCAAGTCAATGAGATTCATGCACGTATGGCAGTATTAAATAAATTTACGGACTTAGGCAGACCACATACCCGAGTTGTCACTTAAATTTGAGTAGATATGAGAAGTCTTAACTTTTAAATCTTTGTGCAACAAAGCCATCCTAATATATCAAGTTGGGTAAAATATAAGCTTAATATTTCTACAAATTCAGAATTAAATCCATATTATAAAAAAATGGTAGTTGTTCATCAAAGAATGGATGGAAGCATTAGAGAAGGTTCCATATTCTTTTTAGGGGACAGTATAACTCAATCTTTAAACGTAAATTCAGTAACCAATCAGGGAATTAATTATGGGATCGGCGGGGATACAACTTTTGGTTTATTGAATCGCATAAAGTATTATAATTCACTTAATAAAGCTGATAAAATTTTAGTAGCTATAGGGATTAATGATTTTATTTTTAACAGAACCAGTAAAGAAATCATAGAAAATTATGAAAAAATATTTGAATTACTACCTAAAGACAAAAAAGTTTTTATAAACTCAGTGTTGCCAGTTACATACCAATATACAGAGAATTCCGATAAAATTACTATTAAACAAATTGTAGAATTGAATCATGAATTGAAAAAATTTTGTAGTCTAAAACCAAATTGTGAATTCATTAATTCTTATGGATTATTTGCAGATTCGGCAGGATTTTTAAAAAAATCCTATGATACTGGAGATGGAATACATCTTAATACTGAGGGATATAATCTCTTGATTAAGATATTGAAAGTTAAAATTAATTGAATTTAAACAATTAAACCTTTTTTGAAACTGCCTCACGGCAGTTTTTTTGTGCCTGTGAGATAGTAATTATGAATAACAATCGAGTGGAAGTACATGTCAGTGCAAAAACTTCTGAGCTCAAGGAAGGGATGCAAGATGCTGAAAAAATAGTTTCAGATGCTTCCAAGAAAATTGAAAGCACTGGAAAGAGTATCGATTTTAAACTTGATCTTTCAAATCTAAAGTCAGAGTTAAATGGTTTTGCAACAAGCCTTTCGGATAAATTTAAGACCGTAGGCAATGATATTAAGAGTTCGCTGACTAATGGCCTATCTTTAGTCAGAGGCGGTTTTTTTGTTGGTATTGGCCAAGAGATTGCTAGAAGTGCAGCGGAAGCGGTTGCAGCAATTCCTGATCTTGTATCTGCAGTGGGTAAGGCTTCAAAAGAGTTAGAGATTCAAGCCCGATTAGCAAACTCGAATACTTTAGAATTTCAAGAATGGGCATTTGCTGCCAAAAAAGTAAACGTGGAGCAGGACAAGCTATCGGACATCATGAAAGATGTAAACGATAAGTTTGGTGACTTCATGCAAACTGGTGGTGGTGAGATGGCCGATTTCTTTGAGAAGATCGCGCCAAAAGTCGGTGTCACTGCCCAACAATTTAAAGGCTTATCTGGTCCGCAAATCCTAGAAAAGTACTACCAGACTTTGCAAAAAGCCAATGTGTCACAGGCTGAAATGACTTTCTATATGGAAGCCATTGCGAACGATGCAACATTATTAGCTCCATTATTGGATAACAACGGTCAAAAATTAAAAGAGTACGCTAAACAGGCTCATGATTTAGGCGTAATCATGAGTGAAGATGCCATAGCTGCTACCAAAGAATTTAATACGTCCCTTGAGACTGTCCAAACAACACTTCAAGGAGTATTAACCCGTATTGCAGCACAAGCAGCTCCATCCCTTATTGAATTAGCTAATCAATTTTTAACTTTTGCGGTTGATTCCAAGGATGCCATTGATGATTCAATTAAATCGATTATTGGCATTTTTGAAAGCTTGTTTAGCATTCTAAGTGAGCAGTTCACAACGATTGGAGCAATTTGGAGTGACTTGACTGGAAGCATTGGAGACGATGCAAATAAACAGATTGGCTTTATGGATGCTATATCTGTAGTACTACGAGCATTAGGTGTTGTAGTTACCGGCTTTCAGGTAGGCGTTCAATCTGCTTTTGCAATCATTCGTGCCGTTGTAGTCACGGTATGCCAAGCTTTAATCATTGCTTTTAATGGCCTTATGGCTGGCTTTGATATGGTACGAAGTACTATTCAGTATGGTCTGGATGTATTACAGGTAAAGTTTCAAACATTTGGTAGCGTTGTAAATAACATCCTCCATTTTAACTTCTCAGGTGCAAAATCGGCATGGGAGGGTGGTTTATCTCAGCTTGGTAGTATTACTGATCGTTATACAAACCAAATGAAAGGACGAATGGCTGACCTGAAAAACTCTTGGAATGCAGGAGCCACTACAGCAGCCAATTCACTTGTCACGGCTGGTAAAAGAATTCTTGAAGTTACAACTGCTGGCAATCAGAAGATTACCAACTATGTATTTAAGGATCCTACTAAACCTTTTGAGCCACCTAAACCACCTAAGCTAGGCCTAGGTACTGCACCACCAAATACTAAACTTGGTATTGGTACTGGGGAGAAGGACGAAAAAGGCGGCTCTAAATCGTCTGCAAAATCTAAAGCAGAACAAGAGGCTAAGGAACGGCAGCGACAAGCTGAACAGGCAGCTAAAGCACTTGCTGATATTCGGTATAAATATGCATCCGAAGAAAAGAAAGTGGCTCTAGATCTTCAAAAGGCGTTAGATGAGATTGAAAAATCCAAGATGACTGCAGATGAAAAAGCTGCTGCGAAAGTCAAAGCCGAAAAGGATGCATCCGACAAGATCATTGCTATTCGTTTAAAAGAGTTTGAGGAATACAAAAAAGCTCGTGAAGAACAAATAGACAATTATCAACAGCAAGCACAGCGCCTTTATGAAATTGAAGCGGCACGGATCCAAGCTGAATTTGATGCCAAGAAAATTTCAAATGTCCGTAAAGTTCAGTTGGAAAAACAGCTTGAAGATCAATTACGTGAAATTAAACGGCAAGGTCTTTTAGAGCGTTTAGCTTTGGAAAATGAGCAGACCAACATTACTGGCAAACAAGGTAATCAAAACCAAATCACAAACAACATTTCTGATTTAGAGACAGACCAGAAAGTTGCTGACACTAAGTCTATGGGCTTAATCAGTGATGCGGAAATGAAAGACTTTGAGGCCAAGTTCGGTGGCTTTACTTCTCGACTTTCTAACCTTTGGGATCAGGGTATTCAGTCTCTTATGAATGGTACCCTCACTTGGAGTAACGCAACTAAAGCAGTGCTTGCTGACATGGGGCAATTTGCCTTGCAAACAGCTACTAAAGAGCTACAAGGCTGGTTAAGAATCCAAGCTATTAAATTGGCTCGTAAACTTGGATTTGTCGGTGCTGAAACAGCCGCTGAAGCTTCTGGCCAAGCTGCTCAAACAGGGGCAACCATTGCAGGTGAAGCAACACGTACCAGTGTTACTGCAGCTGGTGGTTTAGCTCGTTTAGGCTTAAAAGCTGCTGAAGCTATCAAAGGCATCATGATGTCTGCATGGGAAGCAATGGCCGGAGCTTTTAAAGCGATGGTCGCAATTCCATATGTTGGTCCAATTCTTGCCGTTGGTGCAGGTGCGGCTGCTTTTGGTTTAGTGGCTGGACTTGCTGGAAAGATTAAATCTGCTCGTGGCGGTTACGACATTCCTGCCGGTGTAAACCCTATGACGCAATTGCACGAAGAAGAAATGGTATTGCCGAAACAGCATGCCAATACCATTCGTGCCCTAGGTAAATCTATGGCCAATGGTGGTCTGGGAGGTGGTGGCGAGAACACTGCACAGCCCGTTATTTTCAGTCCTACCATTCAGGCTTGGGATTCAAAGGATGTTCGACGCTTCTTCAAGAAGCATGGTAGTGAATTAGCAGACAGTCTTAAGGGCTATAACCGTAATTTTGGTAAATAAGGAGGATTCATGTCAGACGTATTGTTTCCAGAATTACCCGGTCTTGAATGGGATACATCTATTACTCCCATGTTTAACACCAAAATCATGACCTCCATTAATGGCCGGGAGCTTCGAGCAAGCTTTCAGGCCTCACCTAAATATGAAATCTCGTTGTCTTACGCATTCTTGCGCGAAAATAAGGGGAGAAAGGAATTGCAGCAACTTCAAGGATTTTATTTAGAGCGCCGTGGGGCATTTGATTCCTTTCTTTATAAGATGCCTGATGACAATGAGTTTAGTTGCACTTTTATTGGTGATGGAACTGCTACAACTTTCCAGTTATACAAGGATATGTACACAAGCCAATTGCCTCTAGGTAATACAGAGGAGCAGATTGTAGGTGAAGTAGATCCCAACATGTGGAATCAAACACCAGCCAAAACAATGTGGAACACAAACCAAGAAAAGCTTATGTGGAATAACGCAACTGCTCAGATAACGAGTGACGGTAAATATGTACTTTCACAGCCGATCGAGGAGGGTGTAAAGGTAACTGTAACGGGTACTTTTTACTACCGTTGTCGTTTTAAAGATGACACACAGCAATATGTCAACTTTATGCATAAGCTTTGGAAAGCTGGGAAGGTTGAATTAATTGGTTCTTTGGGGAATAAGATATGAGACAGGCCTCTCCAAAACTTATAGCCTTGTTAGATGCTGATCAGTTCATCATGGCCGATCTTTATACTATTACGACCATACAAGGTATTGAGTATCGCTATACCAACTATGACGTTCATTTGACGGTGCAAGGCAAAGAGTTTCGTGCTGATGGACCAATCATAAGTCGAGAAGGAATAAGCCTTTCCTTGGGTATTGAAGTTGATAATCTCTCTATCAAAATAGAAACCAATGAAAGTACTAAATTTGGTGACGTACCTGTAGCTCAGGCATTTCATAACGGCGTTTTAGATGGTGCTCGTTTCAAGCTTGAACGTATTTTTATGGATATAAATACTCCTACTGATACGAGTGCCGGCACGTTAGTTTTATTTGAAGGTCGCATTGTTGAGCCGGAACTCGATCGTTATGAAATTAACGCTAGCGTGGTTTCAGAAGTGGATGACTTAAAACTTCAGATGCCAAGGAACTTATACACACCAGGTTGTTTAAATACGCTGTTTGATGGTGCTTGCGGGTTATCAAGAGATAATTTTTCGGTAACTACTTCAGTGCAAGCAGGTAGTACTACTAATCGTATTTTGTGCAATTTAAGTCAGCCTCAAGGTTGGTTTACCCAAGGTGTTGTGGAGTTCGTCAATACAGGAATCAAGCGAACAGTCAGATTGCATGAGTCGGGTGCTCTGTTATTAACGTTACCGCTTCTTGAAGTGCCGAGTGTAGGGCAAACAATTAAAGTTTATCCAGGGTGTGACAAACGACTCGATACATGTGACAACCGATTTAACAACCGTTCTCGGTTCCGTGGTGCACCATTTGTACCTGTACCTGAAACGTCCGTCTAATACATTAATATTTAACTAAAGCCCTGCCTAAAAACAGGGCTTTTTATTTGGGAAATATATTATGGCAGTTCCTGATAAAGACGCCCTGATTGGGCCTACGGTCACAGAGGCACAATTTAAAACCAATCTTGGTGCAATTGTGGATTTCATTAAACCAATTGAATCTCAAAGCCCTAACTATGCAACCACTGCTTTGCTGACTGCTTCAAGACCCGTTAAAAACCAAAGTTATGCAAAAGCCCTAGATACAGGGAAGGTATGGTATTGGAATAAACCAGCAGGATCACCAGAAGGAAATTATTGGGTAGAGACTGAGCTAAGTGATCTTGATCAGGCAATAACCTATACAGATGGGCAATTTAATCTAGCAATAAAAAGAGCAGTTTTTGAAACTTTATCACAGCTATTTGGACTGGCTAAATCAGACGATCCAACTAAAATTGGAGTTTTGTTGGACGGTGTTGGTCGTATCTTGTTGGGTTATGACCTAGAAAAAGATACAGGTATTTATGCCGGAATGCTTGAGCAAGTTGTTGAGATTGTACCAGGATTAAAAATTTACAATGATGGTCGATATTTGGGTCTTTTGGCGGATTCAGAAAGACGAATATTAATTGGTTATGACATGCTTAATGACTTGCCAATCATTGCGGGCCTTGATGAGTTGATCAATGGTGCGGGCGGTATAAATAAAAAACCAGAAGTTAAAGCATATAACCACCTATTGTTCTATGGTCAATCTCTATCAGTCGGAGCAACAGCAACAACGATCCTGAGCACATCGCAACCATATTCGAATAAGACCTTCAGTACAGGCCCGCGAATGGACTCTGCTGCAACGTCAGTCATTCCACTGGTTGAGCAATTTAATAATCCAAGTTCAGATGGCTATGATAATCGCGGTGAGACTTGTTGCTCTGGTGCAGCAAATTACGCAAGTCGAGCAATGATGCTAGAGAATGGTATTGATCCAAAGGACCATGTAATTTTTGCATCTACCGCAGGACATGGGGGGTATCGCATCGATCAGCTTGAAAAAGGTACGGACTGGTATAACTTTTTTATCGAGCATGTGTCCGAAGCAAAGCGTCTAAATGGCGAAGATTACAAAGTACAAGTCGTGTGCTGGGTGCAAGGTGAAAATGATGCAGTAAGTTCAGTACAAACAAGTTATGAAGTTTATCGACAAAAACTTTTAAAACTTCAGTCAGATGCCAGTGCAGATATTAAAGCGATTACTGGTCAAACGGATGAAGTGAAATTTATTACTTATCAAATGTCGTATGCAGCAAGAACGTGGGAAAAACAAGCGCTTGTTCAACTGCATCTTTGTCAGCAATCAGATAAGTTTTTGATGGCTACGCCGATGTATCACATGCCGTATGCCATTGGCAATATTCACCTTACAAATGTTGGTTACAAGTGGCTCAGTGCTTATTTCGGGCGCGCATATAAACAATTGGTTGTTGATAACCGAAAGCCTGATTTTATCAATCCCAAAGTAGCTCAACTAATCGGTGATGAAATTCATATCAACTTTGACGTGCCGAAGGTCCCTCTTGTACTTGATACAACAACTTTAGCTTTAACGACAGATCATGGATTTAAAGTTCTTGTAAATGGCTCAAAGGCCACTATCTCAAATATTGCGACTCAAGAAGATAAGGTGATTTTAAAGATTTCCGAACCTCCGACCGGCGAAGTCAAAGTCCGGTATGCGCTTGATTATCTAGGTACTGGAATAAATTTAACAGGCGGAGCCTCGGGCAATCTTCGAGATTCAACAACAGACTCAATTGAAATTGCAGGTGTAGAAAGACCGCTATATCACGTCTGCCCGCATTTTGAATTAACTGCATTTACAGACAAAGGAATTTAAAAATGACTCAATTATTTTTTCAAGCGAAGAACTTTGTAAGTAAGAGATCTTTACCTAAATTATCAAATGTTGATGATTTGCTACCAAATCTTGAGTATGAAGCGTATGGGCATTGGGTTTTTGAAAACACATCGGCCTCATTGACGGATAAAGTGAATAATAGACTTTTAGCATTGCAAAGCGGTGCTACAGTGCAACCCATTTACTCTGAATCGGGAGTAACAATCTCAACTGCCGTAGGTAATGCTCTTGTAAGTGATTTAATTGATACATCAGCACAAAGTGTAACGCTTACAGCAGTTGTGAAATGCAATAACACCCAATTAGCTATTTTATTAGGAAACTTAGTACCCAGCAATTCTACAACGAGTAGTGGTTTAGCGGGCTTTGCTTCGGCCGGGAAGGGATACTTGACAGTTAAGACAACCGCTGCTGCTGGTTCGGGGGGAATTTCGTCATTAACACCAGCATCTAGGCATAATCAAACATCAAACTTTTTTATTGCTGTTAGCGTAGATAAAGCAACTAAAAAAGGAATTATTTACGTTCAACAAAATTCGGCAGAATTAACAAACGAAGCAGTTTATACAGCTCCTGTTTACGAAAGTGCACTGAATAAGTTTGCTTTTGGCAATAATGCATACACGGGATCAAATGCCCCGGCAAATA